TGTATAGTTACTTTTCAGTTGATTCTTCAACTGAACCTGAATCATTTAATCTGGGTGATAAAATGGGCCGTAAAACTAAACAGACTAAGTGGGTTGGGAAAAATTTCCAGCACCTTATAAATAAAGCCTCTACTATTGAACCTCAGATTGGACATAATGATTCTAGTGGTTTTCAAATTATATCTTCAGTGGTTAGAAAGAATGTCTTTATTATGGAGATTGAAGCTGCAGAACCGGGAACCTTTATTAAATGGGGTTTAATTACTATTATTAAGGGTAGGATAGCTTTAATGAATTATCATTTTATTACTAAATTCGCTTCTCTTATTCAAGATGACAAGAGTATATTGGATAGATTAATCAAACTTACTGCAGCAGAAGCCAAAGGCTTTCAAGTAACTTTTACAGTTCATGATTTTATCAAAGAACTGGATTATGATTGTCAGCTCAAAGAAGATGATGTGGCTTTAGTTCGTCTACCTAAAATAGTTCAAATCAGGAGAAGTATAGTTAATTACTTTGCTAAGAGATCTGATTTTAATAATATTAAGACTAATGTTGACTATCTACTTGCTATGCATGGGGATGGTAGAACAATATATTATGGAGGTGAAGCTCAAGCTATTAGTGATCCTGTGGATGTTATTTGTAAATTTGGTTCAGATTATAAGATTAGAAATGGATATATTTATAAAGCAAAGACAGAAAATGGTGATTGTGGATCTTTATTTTGTGCTATGAATGTTAAAATTCCTAGTAGAAAGATCTTCGGAATTCATGGAGCTGGTAGTTCACAGACTAAAAGAGGTTATTCTATATCGGTCACTCAAGAAGATTTAGAAGAATTTATTTTGACTAATTTACCTAATGAGGTGTTTTTGGAAGAATGTGATATGGTAGTACCTGAGATTGGTTCTTTTAAGGAACCTGACCAATTTAATGTTTATGGCAAACTACCACTTAATGTTAGTCCTAGTCATATGGGATCTACTTCTATTAGAAAATCTATTTTGTATAATAAAATTTCTGAAAGTTTTTCGATTCCTGCTAAGCTTAGACCCTTTGAAAATGAAGAAGGAGAAATTATAGATCCTCTTTATATTGCTAAATCCAAATATTGTAAACCACCTATTTATATTGGTTCGCAAATATTGGATAGAGTTTTAAATAGTGTTGAGTGCAATTTACTAGATAATAGTAAAGAGAATTTTGAAAAGCGTCTATTGACAACAGATGAAATTTTATATGGTAGTGAAGCATGCTCAGATATTCGTGGTGTCCCTCGTGGGACTTCCGCTGGCTATCCGTACGTAATTAATGGTATCGAAAATATTAAAGAGGAGGTTTTTAAGTATGATCGAGGTACTATTGCCAATTTAAAAGCTATTGCCAAATTAGAGACGATTATTCTCAATAAGGAGAATTTAATGAAATCTAATATTAGACAT